ACGTATGGCACAAGCAAGGAAACAAAGTGATAATGTTGTTGATATGGTCAATAGCCCACCACACTATAACCAAACAGGCATTGAGTGCATACATGCTATCTCTGCCGCTACTGATACAGGGTTTAAGTATTACCTGCAGGGTAATGTTATGAAGTACCTTTGGCGATTTGACTACAAGGATAAGCCGCTAGAGGATTTGCAAAAGGCCAAGTGGTACTTGGACAGGTTGATAGAAGAGGTTATGGCAGGTGATAAAAGTTAAGATGTACATAACCATCGACATAGACGATGAAGAATATCCTGTCCCTGCAGATGGCAGGGTTGGTGAAGAGTTAGAGGACGGTATCCAAGAATACTTTTATGACATTGACGGTGCCGACATTAGAAACATCAGAACGATTACGGAGTAAGAGATGATTAGCAATACGTTACCTACAGATTACCAGAACTTTATAGCACTGTCACGCTATGCACGTTGGAAAGAAGATGAACAGCGTAGAGAAACATGGGGTGAGACAGTCACACGATACTTTGATTATATGGAAAAGCATCTTGCTGACCAGCACAACTATGCCCTGCTAGAAACACTACGTGCAGAATTAGAAGAGGCTGTACTTAACCAAGCTATCATGCCTAGCATGAGGGCATTGATGACCAGTGGCCCCGCACTGGACAGATGCCATGTTGGTGGATATAACTGTTCCTACGTACCTGTAGATAGCCCACGTGCGTTTGATGAAACTATGTATATTCTCATGTGTGGCACAGGCGTTGGCTTTAGCGTAGAACGTCATAATATTGAGAAGTTACCTATGGTTGCTGAAGATTTTTATAAGACTGACACAGTAATTAAGGTAGGTGATAGTAGACCCGGCTGGGCAAAGTCTCTGAAAGAACTTATCGCTATGTTATATGCAGGACAGATACCAGCATGGGATGTGTCAGAGGTACGCCCTGCAGGTGCAAGGCTCAAGACATTTGGCGGCAGAGCATCAGGACCACAACCTTTAGTGGAGTTGTTTGACTTCTGTGTTGAAAAGTTCAAGAGAGCAGCAGGTCGTAGGTTATTCCCGATTGAGTGTCACGACATCATGTGTAAGATTGGTGAAGTTGTAGTCGTAGGCGGTGTGCGCCGTAGCGCACTCATCAGCTTATCTAATCTTAATGATGACCAGATGGCACATGCCAAGTCAGGTAAGTGGTGGGAAAACGAAGGTCAACGTGCCTTGGCTAACAACTCTGTGGCATACAAAGGTAAGCCAGAGATGGGTACGTTTATGCGTGAGTGGTTGTCTCTGTACGATAGCAAGTCAGGTGAGCGTGGCATCTTCAATAGAAAGTCTGCACAGGTGCAGGCTGCTAAGAATGGTAGGCGTGATGCTGACCAAGACTTTGGCTGCAATCCTTGCTCTGAAATTATCCTACGTCCCTATCAGTTCTGTAACCTATCTGAAGTAGTCATTCGTGAAAGCGATACTATGGATACGTTAAAAGAAAAGGTTAGGCTTGCCACAATACTTGGCACGTTCCAAGCTACGCTGACTAACTTTAAGTATCTACGCAAAGTGTGGAAAGATAATACAGAGGAAGAGCGTTTGCTTGGTGTATCTTTGACAGGTATCATGGACAACGCCCTGACATCTACCACAGGAGATAAGTTACCTATATTACTTGGTATACTAAAAGATGAGGCGGTACGCACTAATGAAGCTATGGCAAAGCAGTTAGGAATACCACAATCTACTGCAGTTACGTGTGTTAAACCTAGCGGCACTGTGTCACAGCTTACTGACGCTGCGTCAGGTATACATGCTAGACACAACCCGTACTACATACGTACCGTGCGTGGCGATAACAAAGATCCGTTGACGCAGTTCCTTATCTCACAAGGTATACCTGCTGAACCTGACGTAATGAAACCCGACTCAACGACAGTGTTCAGCTTTCCTATGAAGTCACCCTTGGGTGCTATCACACGTACACAGATGAATGCAATAGAACAGTTAGAGTTATGGCTTACCTATCAGCGTTACTGGTGTGAGCATAAGCCATCTGTAACCATCTCTGTGAAAGAACATGAGTGGATGCAGGTAGGTGCTTGGGTGTATGAACATTTTGATGAGGTATCTGGTATCAGCTTTCTGCCATTTAGTGAGCATACATATCAGCAAGCACCTTATCAGGATATAGATAAGGATGAGTACAAAAAGTTCTTGACAAAGATGCCAAAGAATGTAGACTGGTCATTGTTGCAAGAGTTTGAGAAAGAAGACACCACATCAGGTGGACGTGAGTTGGCATGTACTGCAGGTGTGTGTGAAGTAGTAGATTTAACAGCAGCATAGAAAGGAGAAATAAATGAGCCTAAGAGATATGCTAATAGATGCACAGACTTCTTATTTAGTGGGCGGTATTAATAAGCACAAAGCTAACATAGAAGTATATATGAATAACACAATCGGTATCGGAGAGCATTCAGATATTATAGAAACTATAGAACTAGAACTAGAAAAACTATCTAATTATCACGACAAGCTAGAGATGCTTGTTAAATACTTCCCTAAAACAACGGAGTCTGATAATGCGAAGAAACAATCTGAGTAAATATGATGCTCCACTGCGTATACAATACCAGTGGGGCTATGATGCCTTTAAGCGTGGTGGTAGACTGGTCACTAAGAATGGCAGGCAAGTGTACCAAGAGAACCGTCCTAACCTTGACCCTAACACCATGCAGTATCGTGAGTGGCAGCGTGGTTGGAACGATGCTTACTATGAGAATTTAGATAAGGGTAATTACAATGGGGTTAAAGGAAGAAGCTGAACAGTGGATGAAGGAGAGGTACATGAGTAACATTACAGCAACGGAGTACCAAAGACGGGCTGCAGAAACGGCAATATACCCAGATAATAAAGCATTAGAATATCTAACATTGGGATTGGCTGGTGAGGCTGGTGAGATTGCTAACAAAGCAAAGAAGCTAATACGTGACGGTGCAGACAGAGAAGAGCATCACGCTAAACTAAATGCTATGGGTCACGAGATTGGTGATGTTATGTGGTACTGTGCCATGCTTGCAAAAGAAGTGGACATGAATCTTGGCAGAATTATGGAAGACAACTTGGACAAACTGGCTGACAGAAAAGCTAGGAATCGTCTACAAGGTGACGGTGACAATCGTTAAGTATACTTAGTTTATGGGGTTGGGGTCACTTAGTCTGGCCTCACCCTTTACTTTTTCCTCTTCTTCTTTGGCTAATTCTAATAGTATATTAAAGTCATATCCTCTTTCGGTCTCTGGCTCTTCGTACATATCTAAATATCTTTCCATAGCTTTTTCTTTAAACACTTTGGCACGTCTATTATAGTCAAGCATGGCTTTAGGATTAAATCCATAGCGTTTCTGAAGAATTTCATTTGTCGCAGACCCACGTAAACTTTTACGCACTTGTTCTTTAAAGTATCGCAATTTTTCTTTTAATAACTTAGCTTGTAAAGCAGGTTCGGAATCATATTTTTTATATTCCGCACTTTGTACGTAAGGATCAACTTTTTCTGCTATAAAATCATCTAATAGAACAGAGTACAACTCATCATACTCTGGTATTTCTGTCCTGCCGCCATACACATCGCTTCTTCTAATACGATGTTTATCTAGTTCTTCTTCTAGCGCAGTTTTTCTTTCTGACTTTAATAGACCCATCATCTGTCTAGTAACAGGTGTGACTCTACGTTGTCTACCTAATTTAGTAGCAGGTTTACGGGCTTTAGGTGCTTCGTATTTTGCACCTGTAAATATGTTTGTTAAACCAGATTCTTCTAACTTTTTTTCTAATGCATAATTACCGGGTATACGAGCAAGAGATTTATTTATAAATAAAGACATCATGTCTCTGCTTTGTAGATCACGAACAATGCGTTCATCATCTGGTGCTAAGAATGTGTTGTACATATCTTGACCGAAGGTAATAGGTATAGTAAATGTGCTAACTGTATTTGCTGCCCATTCTGTTATTAACTTCGATGCAACCTCTGTGCCTGTGTCTCCCACATCGTCTACATTGATAAGGTCATTAGCCAAAGCATCTAAAGTGTATAGTCCCATACCTGCTCTAAACTGTGTTCCAGTTAACGCTTGAATTGCGTCTGTGACAATACTTTTATCTCCTATAAATACTTGAGGTTCCCCTAAAACATTTTGCTTGTAGGCTTTCTGAAGCAAGTCACCAAAGAAGAGAAATGGTGCGGCGGGAAAAAACGGACGCATATCAAAGGTTCTTCCATCAAAAGTTCTTCCCTCATACCAATTTTCTCCTGCAAACGGACTCATTCTAAATGCTGCACCTGCCAAAAGAAAACCTGTGCCCACCAATCCTTTAGCAGCATTTTGATAGGATGTTATAGTTTCATCTCTTGTCATGCCAACTATGGGTTTTACTACGTTCAGTAATTCATTTCTACCTTTACCATAAAGTAAGTAAGTAGGAGAATACTCAAATGTATGACGAAGAGCGTTTAAAACAAATCGTGGAAACGGCATGAAAGCTGTGCCAACAAAAGGCACTTTATGCACCGCTTTAACAAATAACTCTCCCATTCCACCGGGGTTTGGTGGCTGTTGATAGGTAAAGTATAAAGCCTCATCTACGGCATTTTTAAGTGCTTCTTGACCTGATGCTGAACCAAAGACATCATTAAATCTGCCTTTTTTCATAACCTCTACAAGATTAAAATCTTCTTCTGTCGGCATCTTTCCAAACTTCTGTTGAAATGCTTGTAGTGCCTCTCTATTTTTTAGGGTATTAGTATACTGCTCATTCAGCGCACGTTTTAGATTACCAACAAGTGCGGCCCTTTTGAAGACGTTATCTGTAATCGTGTTAAGAGCATTTAGCTGGCGTGATGCATTTGCTAAACGAGTCATCTTGTTTGGTGCATATGAAGCATCACCAATGTCTTGCAGCATACGGAATAGTCTGGTGGCCTCTTTTTCAAAACCCATAGCAAAAATAGTTTCAATTGCAACAGCTTCTTTTTCGTTTGTTAGTGCAGAGAACACTGCAAACACATCTTCTTGACCAGCAGTTGTTATGTCCTGTTTTGTAAACTTACGTAAACCTCTGTCTACCGCACGTGTCAAAGTATC